GTATAACGAGCCGACAGGCTGTCATACAGGTTATCTTCGATGGCCTCTTCGGTCAGCGAGAAACCCAGAGCGATGGTTTCGTGGTTGTATCGAGCAGTCCAAGCTTCCTGCGCGTTGTCATAAGCAATCGCAGAGCCTTCGTTCTTGACTGGAGCAGCCGAGAAGCCAGACAGCTTGGTTTCTTCTTCGAAGGAACGCTCGGAGGTCTCTGTTTCGTAGATCTCTTTGTGCTCTTCGCCGTAACGTGCATACTCCAGACCAAACAAAGCGTTCAGGCCGGGGAGCAGCTCTTTCAGTAATTGTGCGCGTGAAATAGCCATTTTTTACTCCTTAAACGCCATCTGGGTTCTGGAACTGGGTAACGTTGATCTTGACGATCAACTCCGGGAAGCCGTTAACGGTCTCAGATGCTGGGACCACATCAACAACACGGATCGGATAAGTCGAAGTCGTTGCAATATCACTTGCATTGATTGACATGCCCGAATTACCAGTCGTAGTATCGCCAGCGCCCAACTCAACAGCAATGTTGGTGCCGAGGTTAGCAGCCGTCAGGCTGTCATCGACATTACCAGCGCCGTCAGTAACAACGACTTGGTAAGCAGCCTGATCGTCAACGACGACTTTAGCTACGCCGTTAGTAGCACCTGCTGGATAGTACTGACCGTAAACGGTCTGACTCATCGAGTTGGTGTATGAACAGCCCATAAAGACACCCAGCGGGAAACCCGAATCAGTGCCAGTAAAAGGTTTAATTTCGCCTGCGTCCAGAATCACCAGATCACCAAAGAAGATGTCAGCTGCGTCGTCAATCGCGTATGAACGCGTTGCACCGGCATAAGCCATGCCATCTACACGGTTAATCGGGCGGAAACCGTACGGAGCGCTTACAGTAGGATAAGCCATGTTTACTCCAGATTAAAAAATTAATTGCCCTTACCAAATGACGTTGTAGACTTCCGTTCATTGAACAGAGGCATACGCGGATCGCTTTGGCGCATCAGGCTGTTGTCTACAGACTCCATCTGGCCCTCTGCCTGCTTCTGGTAATAACCATTACGCTGGTCAACAAGTTCCTGTGGTGTCTTGCAAAGCAACAACCCACCGACTTCGATATTGTCCTTAAAGCGACTATTCGGGTCGATTAGCAGTTGAAATTTTGGCTGCTCCTCAATCTTTACTGGCTCCCAACCCTCTCGCAGTTTTGCGGAAATGTTACGTGGGTCGGTAGTATTCAAGGTTGAGACACGAATCCATCTGTACGCGAAGCCGGGCTGCTTGTCTGGTTCAGGCAAAAGCTCAGGGGGTGTCCACTGCTTAGGACGTTCCTGCACGGCACGAGTTTCAAGTTCACGACTAAGTTTGTTTTCAGCCATTGTTGGCCTCCATTTTCATAATTTCACGGGCGTATTGCTCAGGAGTTAACCCAAGCCTCTTTGCAATGCTCAACTGCGATTGCTTCAGCGTTATCTTTTTCGAAGATGTGCTGCGGGTCGCAGGAGCGACAACCGTGGACGACTTTTCTGTGCGCGTTCCAGCTTTATCCGCCGGTTGCGATTTATCTTGGAAGTAGTCCGGGAAGCGTTGACGCATGGTGGTGTCAACCTTCTGCCAATACTCGTCGGTGGACGGATACGAGCTACCGTACTGTTTGACTAGCTTTTGGTGTAGCCCAAGTGCAAGACTAGTCATCTCCTCGTCCTGACCGAACCATGTGTTGCGCTCTTGCCACGCAACAGCCCTTGGGTCAGGGCGAGCCACTTGTGCTTCTGGGATATCTTTTACATCATCTTCTTGACGTTGTAAAGAGGGTACGTATTCTTTTGCTTTCTGCAACTTATAGTTGGCGTTGGCAATCTTCTCCTGCGCCTCAATAAGCTTATCCGTATCCCCAGCGTCATAGGCTTCCCGGTAGATACGCTTTGCAGCGTCCAGCTCCATTTCAGCCGCTGTCTGGTATGTTTCCAGATACGTCTTTTCCCCTGCGGAAAGCTTTCCTTTGAGGTGTTTATTCTCCTCAAGAACTCGTTTTGCGAAGTCTTCCGCAGCCACCCGCTCCCGTAGGGCTTGGTCTTTCTCCCGACGCTCGTCATGCCACACCTTTTTCATCTGTTTCAGGCGGGTTTTGACTTTCTCGGAGTAGTCCTCAAGCTCATCTTGTTCAAGTTCTTGTACAAGTTCCTTGGGCAGGGGCTCACGATTACGGTCTTCTGGTGGGGTATCGTCTTCAATCTCAAGGTCAAAAGACTCAACCGCCCCACCCTTCTTTAGTTCCTTTTCATCTTTCTCATCCGGGAACTCAAACTCAGTCATTTCCATAGCCATATCTTTCTCCTTTAGGCGCGACGAATACCACGGGGGTCTTCAACAACAGCCTCCACCGTATCGTCGTTGATCATGCGGAACTCTTTGCCATGAATCTTCAAGCGCGTACCGCTGTTGGGACGAGCCAAGATAAAGTCCCCCGGTTTACACCATGGACCACTTGGAAAACGCTTCTCGTCTTTGTAGCAGTCAGGGCCAAGGGCCACGACAAAAAACACCGTTGCAAGTACTTCCTCAAAATGCCGAGTCTGGTCTGCTTTAATCAGACCACTATCGTAAGTCTCTTCAATATCCGGCAGCGTCACGAGGATGTGGTACCCCGATGGCTGTGGTAATTGCTTGGCTTTCTCTTCTGCTGTTTGTGGTACTTCACCGCTTTCTGTAGCGATTAGTATTTCACTCATCGTCGTTGCGCTCCATTTGGTCTGCAAGGTCTAAAATAAATCCTTCTGCGATGGATAGACCCCGAATCTCCCCGCACATTGCGCGATACTCTGCGTAATCCTTTGCAGCCGCCTCACTCATTGCCGCAGCGAGTTGCGCCTGTTTATCGTTAATTTTGTCTTTAACGATCTGTAATGTCTTATCCATTACTCACCTTTTGTCGGTTTGTTTGATTGCCGTGCTTGCTGTTGCATCTGCGCTTGGCTACGACCAATCTCTGTCCCAATGCGTGTGCCTTCCAACTCCATCTTGCTTTCCAACTCCATACGATCTTTTGCTGACTTAGCGCCAATTTGCATACCAGCAATTTCTTTCTGCGCCTCGATCCGATCTTTTTCAACCTCAAGTTGATCTGCTTTAGCTGCGGCATCAATAGCGATTTTCTTCTCCTTGAGGTCAACTTCCTTCTGCTTGATAGCCAACTCCTGCTGCTGCATTTGGACAACCGGATCTTGTGCAGCCTGCTGGGCCTGCTGTTGTTGCGCTTCGGCGGTGTCTTTCTGCAAGAGCTTCTGTGCAGCCATCGCCATCATGCGTGAGACTTCCAACTCCATCTCAGGTTGCATTTCCTCATCCATCGCAGGCAGAGGAAGACCCATCTGTTGCTCGATCTGTTTGCGATACTCGAACGCCACGTGCTCATTAATATGCGCCATCGCTGCCGCCATCATGGCCTGTGCCTGAGGATTCTGGCCCACCATCTGCATGATTTTTGGATCACGCATTGCGGCCATGTGGACTTGTATATGCGCCTCGTGGTCCTGATAAATAAACGCCTTGACCGGTTTCATATTCAAGATAGCCATGTTCTCCGACACAGGATCTTTCGGCTTGTGATCTTCTGCGCTGGGTACAAGCTTGCCAATGTTCTTGATGCCCAATACCTCCAGCATCTGACGGTTCAACTCCACCTGATCATAAATCTGTGGATTAGCTGCTGCCATCTGCATGACTGCTTGGTACTGAACCACCTTCTGCGACATAGTCGCGGCGTTTGGATCACTGACCGGAATAACTTCAACGTTGTCGTAGTCAGATTTCTTCGCACGGCGTGAGCCTTCTACTGGCTCATAGCTGTACTCTTCCGGGGTGTAATCAGCAATGATGGTCTTCAGGAGGCGGAACTCCTGCTTCATTGCGTTGTGAATGCGGGCCTGAACAGCCGACATGATCTTCAGTGTGCGCTCAAGAATTGCCAGTGTGGTACCGACAGGCGCTTGGGCCGACATGTCACTGACCTTCAGATCAGCAGCCGAAGCAAAGCGCCGACCCTCGTCCACGATCTGGTTCATCAACGACATCAACACTTGGCTTGGCTCTTTGTATGGCAGCGGCAAAATGTTGTCGCGTATGGTGCCTGACGCCACATCCACATCACGGAATTCACCCGGTGCGATAGGCGTATCGTCACCTTTGGTACGCATACCTTTTGATTTCAGGCCACCCGGCAGGTTGGCCAACGTACCTGCGTCTACCAACTGACGGATCAACGATGTGCCCGACTTAGCGTACGCGCCAATCAAGTGGATCAAACCGAAGCAATAGAAGCCAAAGCCGGGGATGTAGCCGTAATGCACAAAGTGGCTACGCTTTTGTTTCATATCGTCGTCAGGCTGGTAGTTACGACGGATGGCCAGCACAGTCTGCGAGGACTTATCAATGGTGACAATGTAGGGCAGTGCGATCCCTGTTTCATCACCATCATCGTCTTTGTCTTCATACCCCGGCAGGTTCAGATTCACCTGCATCTCAAGGAGCTTGTACCGGTCATCCGTGGTGGCGCGGAAGCCCATCTTTTCCGCAATCTTCTTCTCCACGTCGTCCAGTGTATTGCTCGGTTCTGGCAGGTCAACGTCGCGGTAGAAGCCCGCCACCATCAGCTTCCTTACCTCGTTCTCAGTCTTGCGCATCACATGTGTAACACGCTCGGCGGTCTCCAAATTAGACGCGCCATACGGCACCACCACATCTTCCGCCGGGACAAACACAGATACCTGACGGTTGAGTGATGGGTCAAAGTACACCTTCTTGAAGGCATTACCTGATAGACCCAAGCCCCACAACATGCGTTCATGCTCACCGCGATACTCCACCATCACGTCGGTGAGCTGGTAGTTCATGTCATCTCGGACGCGTTCTGCCGCTTCTTTTTTCGCTGGAGTCTCTTTGCCAATGATTTGCGTTTTAACCGGACCAGCAGCCGGGAAAGTTTCCATGATCGTCTCGCTTTGGAACTTGACCAAAGCTTCGGAAAGCAACGGATGGTATACGCCACAAGCTCCCTCCCATGGTTCAGACCGCTCCTCAATCCTCATACCCAGTAGCTCAAGACCGTCCACGTAAGTCTGCATCCAGTCTTTGCGTGAGGACACATCCTCCTCGTACTCACTGATCAGGTCGCCCGCAATCTCCGCCAGCAGATCCTCAGAGATATCTTCTGCAAGGTTGGCGTTGAACTCCTCATTCTCAATGTCGTTACCCGGCTCGATCTCAATTTCCAGACCGGGCATACCGATGGTTACCTCATCCGGGTTCTCGATCTCAATCTCCAACGCGGGCTCGTTGTCACCCATCATCATGGGGTCCATACCCAGTGGGGCGCGGTTTAGTGCTTTATCAATAGCCATAATCTGTCCTTAGTAATACGCTTTCTTGCGTTTGAATTCTCTGATCTCATCTGGCTCATCCATTACCGACCGAATGTAGCCACCCTTTCTGAAGCGCATCAACGCCATGGACACCGAGTCCACATAGTCATCATGATCCCCGCCGGGGAATGACGCAACCTCATCCACCACCTCCTCAGCCCACCGCGTACCGGGTACCCACACCCGCCCACTTGCAAACAGGTCCGACACCGCGTTCAGACGGCTGATCTTGTCGTTACCCTTGGAGGGTGTGAACTCCTGTACCGGTATACCCATGGAGCGCATCTCATAGATGAGCGGTGCCCCGGATGCTTTCTTCTCGATGATGATTGAGTCAGGCTCCCACTCTCTGGCCTCTTCCAACGCCTTTTTCTTGAGTTGCGGAAACTCCATCCTCGCCCTCATGGCGTTCAACAGGATGATATTTGCCTGCATTATCCCAGAGTCGTCAGGGTGATAGAACACACCCCACGTGGTACAGGCAGAATAGTCCGCCCGGTTGTGCTTCTCGAACGCCGTATCCCAACTTTGCAGTACAAATTCACATTGCGGGGGATCTTCCTCTTCCCATTCCTTCCACCACTCCCGTTTGACAATAGCGGACGCGTCAGAAGTGGGGTTCTGCATGTACTGCGCCATCCATTTCTGGTTGGGCAGCTCATTTTTGAGGGTTTGGAGTTCTTTGAGTGACCAAAACTCAGGCCACAGCGGGCTACCACTGGGTAATATTGCAGGAAACTCAATCACTTCCCACTCATCACCGTCACGTTGCGCCGCAGCTTTCAAAACTTGGGCTGTCAGGTCCTTTTTTGACCAGCGAGTCATCACTATGATGATTGACCCACCCGGCTGGAGTCGCTGCCGAGGACCTGAGGTGTACCACTCGTAGGTCTTGTCGTAGATTTCCGGGTTCACCTCGGCCAATGCGGCCTCTTGCTCACTGTGCGGGTCGTCAATAATCAGAATATCCGCGCCCTTACCGGTCACAGCTCCCCCGACACCGATAGCGAAGTAGTCACCACCGGCTGATGTGTTCCATCGACCCGCTGCTTTGGAGTCTGATTGCAGTGCAACACCGGAAAACACACGTTTATAGGCGTCAGAGTCCACCAAATTACGTACTTTTCGGCCAAAACCAACAGCAAGCTCGGCAGTGTGAGAGGTCTGAATCACTTTTTTGTGAGGAAAATTGCCCAGAAACCATGCTGGCAGCAGGTATGAGGCAAATTCGGATTTCGTGTGCCGTGGTGGCATGTTGATGATGAGTCGTTTGCACTCCCCACGAGCCACTCTTTCAAACGCCCTAGCCATCTTGACATGGTGTGCTCCATTAATGAACGACGGCCAGACGTTATGCACGAACTGCATGAAGTCCTGTTTTGCCAGATCTGTCTTCTTGCGTTCCTGAAGCTCCTCCAGTAGCTCCGCCGCCTTGCGTTGAACTTCTTCTGGCAGGGAGTTTATGAGCGCGGGGTTAGCCGCAAGCTGGCTGAGAATGTTGGGTGTCATTTCCCGTCGTCATCCTCATGGTCACCTTCTGGATCGGGTTCAAACGGGTCATCCAGTGCCGCAAGCTCTGCTTCCAGATCAACCAACGGTTGTGGGGCGTCGTTCTCAACCACGTCGGCTTGGCCCATGTACTTCTCCAACAGCGAGGTAAGCTCGGTCTCCAAATCTTCCGTGGGTTTTTGTTTGACGGTGATCTCCATCTGCTCACTGAACAGATTGACCCCCTTGCGTTTACCAAGTAACTCCAGCGCCTTTAATCTGACCTTGGGGTCTTCGTCTTCTGTCTCTTCTAGCAAACGGTTTGTCACGTAATTAGCGATGCGTCTGTTGGCCCCCAGAAACTCATGGTCGTAGTGCGACAGCATGGCTTCAAGCTTCAGGATGGCACCGGGCGGAGTCCGGCCGATTCTCAGCGGTGCTTGGTGGGCAAAGATTTGATGTGCTGTTGTGCTGTCGGCATCGGTCAGGTCTACCTCGGCCCCAGCGTCAATAAGTTCTTTGATGGTTGCGCAAGCGGCAGCGGCGCGTTCACGGAACTGCTCCACCTCTTCAGGTGTCACATCGAACGGAAGCGGTATCCCTACTTCAGGTGTGATGACAAGTGGCATATTGTTCCTGCATTTTGTACACCCCCTCCCCTAAGGGGACCCATTTAAAAAGTCAAGGGGGGTGTTTCTATAGCGCGGAGTATATATGCCCTTGTGGAAATTGCAAGGGGGGTGGAGGGTATTGTTATTTTGATATGTATGGGCGGAGTTTGAGGAAGCTGGGGAAATGGTGGCGTAATGTGCAAAACAGTATGTATAC